TCAGATGGCGCGGCGTTTTGACACCTTGGAACGGTCGTAAACGCGCGCCGTGGTGGCCTTGTTGGCGTGAATTTCTGGCAGTTCGCCCAGGATTTCTTTGTGCTGGGTGGTGTAGTAGGCCCGCAAGTCGTGGAAGGTGAACCGGCGCTCAATCACGCCAGTTGCCTCGGCCTTGACCATGATCCGCTGCCAAAGGGTCGAAAACGCTTCTTCCGTGTACGGGTTGCCGTCCCTGTTGGTGAACACGGAAAGGCTCGTATCGGGCCGTGGAAGGGCTTTCAGGCGCTCGACCAAGCTCTGCATGCCGCCGTCAATCATCACGGCCTCAGCCTTGCGCTTGCCACCATGCTGCTTGGCCCGGAAAAGCCGGATCAGTCCGGCCTCATCATCAATCTGCGGCAGGGTTAACCCCAAGAACTCCACCCGGCGCGATCCAGCTCGAGACGCAAACTCAGCCATTAGGCCCAGCATCCGGCGCTGTGGTGATTGGGTGTCCAGCCATTCGAGGAACCGGCGCAGCTCCTTCGGCTCCGGCGCCTCGGTGCGTGGCACCTCTTTGTTCCGGCGCACCTGACGGCAGGGATTCACCTCGATGTCGCCGCGCTCCACGGCCACGTTCAGCAGGTTGGAGAGCAGGGCGACTTCCCGGTTGGCCCGGACGGGCGCTGAGGCCCGCTCCACCCGAAGATACCGGGCAATGTCTGCCGGTCGGATTTGCCCGGCAGGCACGGCGCCCATGACCCTCAGCAGGTGTTTACTGGACTTGTCATAGTCCTTCTGGGTGGCGGGGGCCAGCTCGTTCCATTGGGGGAGTTCTCGGTAGGTGCGCCACAGTTCGGTGAGCGTCCCCGCGTCCGAACCCGTCCCCAGCAAATCCATGACCCGCTGCATCGCGGTGTGGCGATCTGTGCCCAGGTTGATCGGCTTCCCGCCGACGGGGTGGTAGCGGTAGGTCACCGTTTGACCATTCGCGTGCGGGCGAGCCTCCATCCTTGGAAGCAGGCCAAACCCGCTGGCTCGCTCGCGTTTGCGTCCCATCACTTGCTCCAGTTGAATTGCCCAGGTTGGATCGGTTTGTCGTGGTTCAGCTTCGCCTCAGCCATTTTGCGCCCGACCAGCGGGAACCCATCGGGGCGCCGGGGCAGCTCTTTCACCCCCAGCAGGCTACACAGCTTGCGCAGTTGGGCCGCGCGCTGTGTTAGCGGCTTACACAAGGTGTCTACCTCGTCCTCACTGAGAAACGGTAGTGCGCTCATGCGTTCCTCCAAAAAGAAAGCCCGCTAGGCGGGGCGTTGTTCGTCAAAGTCGGGTATCGGCGCCCGCTTGTCACGGCGCTGGCGTGCTCTGCGGCTAGCCATCGCTCGGCTCCTTCGCCCCTGCGCGGATGGCGTCCTCCGCGTGCCACAGCATGGTCGCCGATTCGGGCATGTTGCGGCGGGCGCATTCCATGCGGAGTTCGTTCACGATACCAGCGCATTTCTCCCGCGCTGCAGCCACCGCAGCGGCAAGCTGGTGGGCTGTGAATAGGGGCTGCACGATGCACGGCTCGCCATCAACAACGCCGTTGTAATCCCACTGCCTTGCCAGCTTGGCATCAGATACAAAGTGCGCCTGCGGTCCTTGCGAGCGTGAGTGCGTCACCACGGCCATCCACGCCGCTGGCTCCCCCACATCCGCAGTCTCAGCCTTGGCGGCAGCGTGGCCGGCTTGGTAGGTTCGCCATGCAGAGTCGGCCGGCATGTACTTGTACTCGCCGTCTACGTTGCGCTCGACTGAGCGTGGGAAGCCGCCCGAGAACCACGCCTCAAACTTCGCCCGCAGCGCTTCGGTGTCTGTCACCATAAATCCTCCGAAAATAGGTGGGGGCTTTGCGTTCCACCGGCTGCGCGCTTGAACTGGCCGGTACTCTCAGCGAGCCAGCGGGCAGAGAGGCGATCAAGGTATGTGCCGTTCTCGGTGAGAAAGCCTTCGCTGTGCGGGCCGTACAGGCCCGATCCAGTTTCTTTGGCGATGAACCGGATAACGTCGTGGTGTCGGTTCGGCGCGGGTAACGACCAGATGCGGCCCGCGTAACTGATGGCGACATGGGTAATCTGCTGGGTTTCGGTGTCGGTGGTCATGATGGCGCCCTTTCTCGCGCTACAAGCATGGCGTCAGCCATTGCATATGCGTCAATTGCGAGAGCTATGCGCCAGTTCTCATCTGGGTAGACTTCGATCTGCTGCAGCAGCGGCCCAATCGCCCGAGCCGCGAAATAGTCGCGAAGCGTCATACCAGGGTCGGTCAACTCAAGGCCGCTGCCTCCTCGTTCAAGCACAGGGAACGCACTGATGGTCATGATGGCTCTCCCACGCAGCACGTTTGCACTGCCTTGAGCTTCCCAAGGTGGACATGCCTGCCCGCGAGTTCATGGGCGCTTGGCAGGCCGGCGAGAACGGCGATTACAACGGAACTCACGCCCCGCCTCCCCTACACCACTTGTCGAACTCGGCCCATGCTTGGGCGTCGTCGGATGTGGCGTGAATGGTGTTGTGGTTGAGCGCCAAACGTTCGCCAATCTGGCCATCCCAGTGCAGGCACATAGCCCCGGAGTTCACTGCATTGTTAACGATCCAATACTCTGCGCCTTTTTCTGGCTCCTCCCTCAACGGCTCGGGCAACACCCACTCTTTGCCATTCACGGTCAGGGTGATGGTGTGCTTGTCAGGTGGCGGGGGTTCGTGGCCAACGTAGTATTCGAGGGCGCTTGATTTGAAGTTGGGATCGCGCAACGGGACCCAGCGGTCGCTATTATCTTTCACCCAACATTTCAATGTTCTATCCGAGTAATACAGGGTCGCAAGCTCCGCACGTTGTCGTGGTGTGGTCACAGTTCACCCCCCTTCAATCCAAAGATGTGCCGCGCTGCGATCAGGGCATGCTCTCTATCGCGGTAGGCCATGCGGTGTCGCAAAGCGTCCAAGTCATACCCATCGCCGCACCAGGCAAAACTCTCTACCCCTCGACTATTAAAAGGCTGAACCAGCCAGTACCACGTTCCAATTTCCGGCGCTTCCTTCATCGGCGCCACGTCATCGAACGTGAGCGGCTTGACTGGCGGGATGATGGTGTAGCCGTTGGCGCGCAACAGATTCTCTGCGGCGTCGAGATCGGGTTGCTCGGGGACGATGCGGTATTCAACGATGTCACCGTCTTCATCACTGTGCGGCCAGTCGTAGGCGCCTGCAGCGACTGGCTTCCCTCGCTCCCCAATTCGGAGTCGCACCTCCACCAGTGTGTCTGGAGGCACAGGGCACTCGCCGCCGTGCCACTTGATCCAAGGGCCGTAGATTTTTTTGGGTTTCATGGTGTTCCTTCTGCGTCAGGCCGTGGCCGGAAGTCCCTCGGCTCCGTCACTGGCTTCTGTTCGTGGCACACGTCGCACTCGCCAACGTGCCAAGTAGCGATGTGCCCATCGGGGTTGAAGCTGCCGCGCTTGGCAGCGCAGTCGGTGCAAATCCATTGCATGGCTAGGCCCCGCTACTGCCAAACCCGCCAACACCCCGCGCCGTCGCGGACAGGTCGTCTGCCCATTCGAGGCGGTATTGCGGGGCGTCTTGAACCTTGGCCTGGGCGATGCGTTCGCCTGCCTTGATCTCAAACGGCAGCATATCCTCTGCTTTGACTGCTCCCCGCGCTGAAGCACGGGGATTCTGAAAATCCGTGCTCATGCTGGGGCTCCTACTGCTAGCGATTCCAGTCCGAATCGGGCGATGTTCTTCGCAGCGTTCACGTCGCGGTCGTGTTCCGCGCCGCAACTACAAGTCCATCGCCTTATTCCTAGGTCGTTCGAGCCTTTCGGCCCCTCCACGCTTCCGCATGAAGAACACGCCTGGGTTGAATACGCTTCGTTGACTACCTCAAAAACCACTCCTGCCTGACGGCACTTGTATTCCAAAGCGGTTTTGAACATGGCCCAGCCCGCATCCAGTGTGGACTTGGCCATCTTGGTTTTGACCAGCTTGGCGCTAGCCACGTCGCCCACGAAGATGGCGGCGTTGTTTTTCACAAGGTGCGTGGTGAACTTGTGGATTGCATCCTTGCGGCGATTCGCAATCTTGGCGTGTATCGCCTTGACGCGCTTTTTCTTCCGCGCCCTCTGCGCGGCTGCAAGTTGCGGCTCAAGCTCGCGGAACCACCGTCCTTGCAGCTTGTCGCCGTCGCTTGTGGTGGCGCACTCTTTCAGCCCCAAGTCGATGCCGACAGCCGATGCCCCCTGGCTGGGGAGAACCTCGACCTCGACGGCGACATTGAAATACCAGCGTCCACGGCTGTCTTCGTTGAACGATCCGGCTCGCAGCTCAAAGCGGCTCAGGCCATAGCTGTCCCACAGGCTGAATTTGTGCCCACCAAACTGGACTTGGCCCGACTTGTACTTGGCGTGCCCGCCCTTGAATGGAATCCAGCCAAGCGAATACTTGGGCGACTTCGGGTTGCTGACGCGCCAGTTGAGGCGGGTCTTCTTGAACTGCTTGCGGCGTGTGGCGTACTCCACGCACACCAGTTGCACTGTGCCGCTGCCGACCGTAACGCCATCGCACCTGCTGTAGCCGGCGGTGAGCTTCTGTAGGTCGTAGGCGCTCAGCCACTTGCCACGCTCACGGATGGCGCGGCTGCTGGTTTCGTTGGCGAAGTTGAACACCTGATTCACGTCGCGCGCCATGCGCCGAAGCACACTGGCGTGCTTGTCCTTGATGCGAATCTTGAGTGTCTTCACTGCCGTCTGCATGGCGTTATTGTGGCACGAAAATACGACGCTTGCAAGCTGTTCTCGTGCCACGGATAATTCAGGCATGGAAGAACGAAAAAAGACCGGGCGCCCGCCTGTCGCGCCGGATAAGGAATTGGTGCATGGCACGCTGCGGCTCACGCGCGCGCAATGGGAAAAGGTTCGCATGGCTGGTGTTCCTGCGCTACGGCTGCTGATTGATCGGTGGCGCCCAAAGAAGCCCTGAAGGGCTTCGCGCTTTCCTTCCCCGGCCTGAAGGCCGAGGCTTGACGCGCACTCGTGGTCATCACGTCGCTTTCCGCAGTGGCGCCTTGTTCCCTGGCGTATTCCAGCGTGTCTGCGCCTTCTTCTCGCCAGCCAGCCACCACACGCCGCCCTGGCCATCGGCGCAGCGTTCCCGCGCCTTCACTTCAACATCGGAATAGCCGTGTGAAGCCAGCCACTTGCGAAACTGCACCGCAAGGCGCGCGGCAGTGCCCTGCGGACAGACGATGCGCTGGCCTACTTCGATTTGCTCAAAGATCGGGTCGTACTTGGATCGGACAATTCGCCCGCTGATGTACGGGTCATTGGTGATGGTGAGTTCGGTTGCGTTGATTCGGGACATGGTTTGTGCGTAAAAAAGCCCTCGCTGGGAGGGCTGGGTGGGTTAGATTGAAAGCGCTAGGGCGCGGCGCTTTAGGGGGTCGGTGAACGGGACATCTGAGTCCATATCGTCAAAGCCCGATGAACCACCCTGATGCGGAGCCGGAGCCGGTGCGCGCCGTGCCTGCGGTGCTGGCGCGGGTGCGCTGCCCTGCTTGCTTCCTTGCAGCTTTACGTTGTTCACGCGCACCTCTTGCGCCTTGCGCTGCTGGTTGTCTTTGTCGGTGTACTCACGCTCCGTTACCTCGCCTGACACTGTGACAGGCTGTCCCTTCAGCAAAAAGGGCGCGAGCGCTTCAGCCCTCTTTCCCCAGAGCTGGCAGCGCCACCAAATGGTCGGCTTGTCTTGCCCCTGACTGTCGCCAACAGAAAACGAGCCAACCGCATCGCCGTTCGGGGTGCGGCGAATTTCAATGTCTTTGCCCAGATTCCCGGCAATGGTGATTACGTTCATGGTTCTCTTTCAAAAAGCCGCCCCACATGCAGGGCGGGGGTTGGGGTTACTTCACGCGCAGGCTCTCGCCTTGAATCAGCCGGGCGCCGGGGATTTCCTCGCCCGCTTTCATGTGCTCCTTGAGCAATGCCTTGTCCAGCACCGGGTCGGGCGTGCGCCAGAACATGGATGGGATCATCTGCTCGTCAAACACTTCGACGGCTGGCGGATTTTTCTGGATGCGAACCTCGAACAGCGGGCAAGCTATCTTTTGGATGCCCAATTCGGTCATCGTGTCCTGCACTCGCTTGCGTAGGGCGTCGGTACGAGCGCTAATGGCCTTGTCCAGCGTCTGTAGCCGCTTGATTTCCGCCTGGATGGCCTGGCGAGGTGCCTCCATCGTGCGGGCAACTAGCTCATAGCCCTGCACCTTTTCCTCAAGTGCAAGCTGCTCATCCGAGCCTTCGATGGTGTCTGCGATGGTGTCCGCATCCAGGTCCATGTCAGACAGCTTTTCTGCCAGGGCTAGCCACTGGCCTTTGAGTTCATATAGGGTCAGGCTCATGCGGGCACCTTCTGTTTTTCTTTGAGGCTTTTTACGGACGGGGTGTAAGCGTCAGCGGGCATCTCGTCCACGCTAGCCACTGTCATTCCACAGCCTTTGCTCACCCATGCGAGAAACTTCTTGGTGTCGCTCTGGGTGTCCTGCAATAGCTGTTTGATTTCTGCGGCCTGCTCAGCGGAAATAAGTGGCGTTTCGCGACGGCGCGTTTCTTCGGAGGCCCATTCGACGTACTTCGAGTCATCCCATCGGCCGCTGAAAATGTCACCAGCAAAACCCAGCATAGATAAGCACTTGACCATGCCGTCAGTCACGGACTTCTTTGGCGCATCTTCATCCACGATGTGCTTGCCAGCGGCTGACATATAGGCCGCGCGGGTTTGACCCATCTGCTCGATTTCGCAGCGTTGGTTGTCCCGCATGTACCAAACCCGCACCTTGGCAACGTGCAAGGCCTCATGCTCGCCAAAGCGCTCAAAGCGCTCGTCAAGGACCTGTACACCCCATCCTTGACCGCATGGGCCAAAGGTTTCTGTCGCGCGCTGGATGATCCAGTATGGCTTTGGGCTGTTGCCCTTGTATTGCTTGCCTGTGATCGGCTTAACTGCCTTCGGGTCGGTGACGGACACCGATTGCCACAGTTTCATGTTGTCCATGTTTGCTCCTAGAAAGGCAGACCCTGAATCGCACAGCCCCATGCGATGCGCCAAGCATGGGCGCGCGAGTGATGGCGACGGTACTGCCGGTAGATGCGAATGAGGTCAAGGAGGCGTTTCATGTCACTTCCTCGAAAGCCCCGCCAAAACAGCCGCACCCTGGGCGTCTGTCAGATTGGCGGCGGTGTTGATTAGGTCGTCGGTATCGCTGGGTGCGTCGTGGTAGCCAGCGAATGCGAATAGGAAGGCCAGTACCAGAAGGAGCGCCAGCACTGGGCCGGACGGGCGGGTCATACCGCCCCCGCCATCGCCCGAAGCCGCTGCATGAAAGTCTTGCGGTGCGGCCCGCTGATCGCCTGGGCATCCCATGGCGTAGGCTTCTTGAGCCACGATCCACCGATGATGATTCCTTTGCTGGTGGTGGTGAAGTTGGCGCGCCGTGATTCGGTGGCGCCGCGCATTTCTGGTGCGGTGATGGTCAGCATCATTTCTGCTCCTTGCATTCGGCGTGGTACGCCTTGTCTTTGGCGTTGATGGTTTTGGCCAGCGCTTCGCACTTGGCCTGTGTTGGCATGGGCACGTCGTAAGTCGCGCCTGTGGTCACCAGAACCATGGTGAGAATCCAGTTCATGCGGCCTCCTGTGCCACTCGAAATTCGTACTTAGCGTTTGTCCACATGGCCGGGTTAAGCAGCATGTGCATTGCAGTGGTACTGGCACTCAAGACCGGCACCCACTCGTCGTCGCAGCCCTCAAGCCGCGTTTCGATGACCTCGCCATCGGCCAGGGCGCGCAGGAATTCGGCGTGTGCGTGGGGCGAGCTCATATCGCCTTCCTCCGATCCACGCCCCGCCAGTAGTCGTCGCCCCGGTTCTTGAAAACGAGATCAATCAACTGGTCGCAGCGCCGCAGAATGTCTGCCTCGCGCCCGGTCTTGTTCTCTTTGTGGTCGGCCAGCACGCTCAGGAGCAGGCCCAGCGCTTCGCGTTCGCCGTCGTATTCGCCGATTTCCGCAGCAATGAAGCACTCGTCTGGATCGTCGGTCAGCACTTCCAGTGTTCGTTCCGCTGCGCTGGGCGCTGGGTACAGGGCGCGCTCGTAGGCTGCTTCGTCTTGTTGGCGCGCCTCGGCGTCGCTTAGGTACTGCGGCAGGGCAGGGCCGGTGCCGGTGGGTGTGCCGGCGTACTGGGTTCTCATGCTTCACTCCTCACACTCAAAATCAGCGCTTTTGCCGCGCAGTAGCACTGGTCGTAAGGCACGCCAGCCGCGAACAAGCGTCGGCAGGTAGCCTGAAAATCGCCTCGCCTGGCCGCCAGCTCGGCAAAGCGAACGCGGGTCTGGAACTGGGCGGCGTCACGGATTCGCTCGCGCAGGGCAAAGTCAGGGGCGTTCATGGCTGCTCCAAAGAAAAAGCCCGCCTAGCGGGCTTGGTTGAATAGGTGCGCTCTAGGCGCTGGCCGATCCAGCGCGCGCAGTGCACTGCCCAGCTGTTGCCCAGCGCCTTGTAGCGCGGGCCATCCGGGCACTGGTCAGCCGACTTGCCGCGCCAAGGTATGGCGGTGTAGCCACGCGGGAATCCCTGCAGCGCTTCGCATTCCTCGGGCGTTAGGCGGCGCACTTGCATACCCTGTGCCACAGCCTGATGGCCGCCGCCGTTCTGGTGGCTGCCAGCGTGCCCCATGGCGCGCATGGTTGACGCCACATCGCCTACGCCAAAGCCGTTTTGGCCAGACGCTTTGCAGTCAAAGGCAATCGCAGGCGCATGCGCCCCAGCGGCCAGCGGGTGGCATGGGTCGCCTGGCTTCGGGTTGCTGACGTTCGCCGGGCGACTCGCTTGGCGCATGTCAATTGGTATCGGGCTGACCGGCACCAGCGGCGTGCCGCGCCCGGTGCCGTCCTCGCTGGCGTCAAAGCCTTCGCCGCGCAGGGTGTGGGCCGTCTGCACGATCAGGCTGTCGGCTGTGTCTACATCGGTTCCGGGTGGCCTGTCGCCACCAGTTCGGTTCCCGCCCGCCCGCAGGGTTGGACAGACCTGAACTACTCCTCCGTCGCAGTCGAAGTCCGTTCCAAGGCCACCGCCTGCAGTGCTGCGTGCAGGGATGGTGGGAGCGACTTCCCGCGTTTCTCGGCTCGGCGCAGTATCCCGGCGCAGGCCGTTCCACTCAAAAAGAACCGCTGCGGGATCAAACCCCGGTCGAGCACTTGCGACAACGAACACACGGCGGCGTCGTTGGGCCAATCCGAAAAATTGGGCGTCGAAGAGTCTCCACGCCACTGCTCTTTCGGGTCCAAACACACAACCAGCGTCCGTCCACCGCTTCCCTGGTGGGACAACTGGTACGTCTTCGCCCGCAAGACCTCCAACCAGGCAGCCAAAGGCGTTGGTTCTGTCGCTGAAGATTCCAGGCACGTTCTCGTAAAGAGCAACAATTGGCGGCTTGCCATACTTTCTTCTGATGTCATCAGCATGGTCGATTAGCTCCACATAGATCAGGGTGAGATTTCCTCTGGCATCGAGCAGTCCGCGGCGCGCGCCAGCGCAGGAAAACGCTTGGCATGGCGGGCCGCCAACGATGGCGTCAGCATCGGCAAACAGTTCATCGGGCCAGTCGCGCAACAGGGACATGTCCCCGTAGTTGCGGACAGTGGGGTAGTGATGGGCCAGAACTGCAGATGGGAACCCCTCAATTTCACTGAAGGCGATGGCTTTCCAGCCCAAAGGGCCAAACGCGACGCTCGCCGCTTCAATACCAGAGCAAAGGGAGATGAAGTTCATGCCTGCAGCCCCAGATAGCGAAATGCGGCATCTCTCCACTGCTTGTCATCAAGGCCACCCAGTCTTGTGTTGCACCTGTGGCAAAGCAACCCCCGCACCTTGCCAGTGGTGTGGCAGTGGTCGATGTGGTGCTTGGTGAGCGGAAGAACGCAAATGGCACATGCGCCGCCCTGCTTTTCAAGCATCGCTTGCACATCGCTGGGCGTCAGGCCGTAGCGAGTCTTGATCGCCCACTTCTGCTTGTTCTCGGTGGTGTACGTGCGCTTGCGGTTTTCGCGACGAATGCTGTTCACGCATGCTTTGCACCAAGATGCGTGGCCGTCCGATGACTTTGATGAAAGATGGAAAGCATCCGGGAGCAACTTTGTCTCGCCGCATTTGGTGCACTGCTTCTGCATGTCTTGCTCCAGGGTATTGGGTGGGCGGCCAAAACGCTGGCCCAGCAAATCAATCGCCGGGCGGCCCGTGCGGCTCTTGCCGCTGCAGACGCTGCCGAATTCAATCTGATGCATTGCTTCGCGAAAAAGAAAAGCCCGCGTAGTGCGGGCTGGGTAAGGGGTGACGGGGCCGGTGGTGTTGCTCCGGCGTTGGGCGGCGCACCGTTTTTTATAGCAGCCGGAGACCCGGCCTAGGAGGCTCTATCCGCCCGGTTGTTTCCATTCGCCGCGCGATCACCATTCGCGCCTTCCCGTCATAAAAAAGGTGCTCCGCATTCCACGGAGCTGCCTTAGCCCAACCTATCAGGATGAGTTCGGCTCGCAGAGGCGGGGTTGCCGCTTGCATCATGGACTTTCACCACTCTGCCGGTGCTATTTCAGCGCGCCCGGTCACGCCCTGCGCGGGCAATTTGATGGCCACATGTTTGACATCCTCCGCCAGCTAAAGCAGGCGGATTCCCTCTACAGGCGTGCGATGCCCCGCACGGGCAAGGATATTCAGAGCAGCATTTTGGTCACGATCATGTACGCAACCGCACTCAGCACATACCCATTGCCTTACTTGCAAGCCTTTCAGCCCGTTAGGGCCGCTTCGTGCATTGCACGAAGAACAGGTTACAGACGAGAAAGCCTCATTCACTTCTTCATACCATGCGCCATTCGCAATCGACTTGTACGCAAGCATCTTTTTGAAGGAATGCCAAGATGCGTCATAGACGCTTTTCGCCATCTTGGTCTTGGCGAGTTTGCCGCTGCTGACATTGCCAACAGCGATGTAATCGAAGCGCCGCACAATATCTGTGCTGGCCTTATGCAAGAAGTCTTGCCGGGTGTTGGCGATCTTCGCGTGAATCTTCGCGGCAAGCCGCTTCTTCCCGGCCCGCTGAGCCTTAGCCAGTCTTTCCTCAAGTTGGCGGAAACACCGAGGGTGCTTGATCTTTTCGCCGGTGGACAGGGTGGCAAGGTCTTTAAGGCCCAAGTCGATTCCAACGCCGCGCAACGGCTGGCGGGCCTGCACATCGGGCACCTCAACCACGATATTCAAGAACCAATTGCCGCGCCGGTCTTGAGAAAAGCAGGTTCCGTCCTTGATCTTGCCTTCCGGCAGGGGTCTGGAATTGAACACGCGGAAGGTGTTGCCAGCGAACCGGAAGGCGTTGCCCTCGCGTTTCAGATCACGTCCTTTCAGTGGCACCCAGCCCAGCGACTTCTTGCCGCGATAGCGAAGGTAAGGCCGATTGAATTGCTTTCGAGACTTGGCGTATTGCGCGGTAACGGCATTGATGGTGCCGGCATGGATGCCAAGTTCCTTGCTGCTACCCGCGGTCAACTTGTCAAGATCGAACCCGGTAGGCCACCGCTTGCGCCACTTGAGCGCATGCTTCTGCGTGTCATTGCAGAAGTTCCAGACGTAGGAAACCGCCCGCGCCTGCTTGTTCAGCAAGCCGTTCAACGACTTCACACGGTAGCGGTAAACCTTGGTGCTCATTGGCGCTTCAGGTATTCGTCAATCGCGCGGCGGATGTGCTCAGACACGGGAAGCCCGGTATTTTTGGACAAGGCTTTCAACGCCGCAATCAGCGGTTCAGGGAAAAAGATGTTCATGCGGCGCAT